CGTCGCTAGCCCTCCCACTTCTCAATCATCTCTTTCAGTTTCTTCTCAAGAACAGTCACAAGAAGAGGCATTTCATATAGACGAGATGGCTACACGAAATGTTCAATCTATAGAACAACAGTCCTTATTGCCTGTAGAGAAACCTAAATCCTCTTCCAAGAAAAAAGAGAAGCATACGGAACCGCTTGCTCCCAAGGAACCGCCAAAACCACCGTCTGATGATATGCCGTGGGGGACAAAGAAGTGCTTGCTGATATTTGATGCATGGCGTGGGCATACTCTCATAGGTCACTACAAGCTTACACAGGCTAGCACATGTGCAAAAGGATTAGCAGAGCAGTACACAGAGGATGAGGTAAGGCGGGTCTATCAGTCCATGAGTGAGGACGCGTACTGGCAAGAGAAGGGGCTAGATATCTGCAATGTGGCAAATAACATCCACAAGGAGATCAAGAAAGCCAAGAGGCAAAAACAGCCCCTTCCAAGTCAGGCAACGGAAAGGCCAGCATTCCTGGTCTCTGAAGAAACAAGACAGCGTAATTTGGATCGCTTGCGCCAACGTGCAATAGCTTCAGGAAACTATAAAGAGTAGATATTATGCAAAAAGTCAATTTAAGCCTGCTAGGGCCATCAATGAAAAATCGTTACTTAGCGCTTCCCTGTAGTGCCGCTTCTGCTACCACGATCTGCGCTGTCTGCCATGTGCTCATCGAGCCGAGAGAAATTCTCATTGGTGATGAGGTCCGGTATTCCCCCGGGAAATGTCCGTGTCGCATCGCAGAGCAGAAACGATTGGAGCAGGCAAAGATCCGAGCCGAGATACTCGAGGCTCAGTCGAGAAATACCTACACGTGGCTGGGGAGCAAGTGGGCGATGACTGCTATGAGGCAAAAGACTTTTGAAAATTTTAAAGCTGAGAGGCAACAGGAGGGCTATGAGTCCGCTATGCTCTATGCTGCTAATCCCGAGGGCACACTTGCCCTTCATGGCACATTTGGCACGGGAAAAACGCACCTGCTAGCCGCTGTGTGCAATAAGTCTCTCTACAATGCCAAACCGACATACAGTCTTTTCACCACAGCGCCCATGCTCTTTGGGGCCATCCAAGAGCGCATAGGGCACAATGAGGACTATTATCCTCTCATCGATCGAGCTATCCAGACGCCGCTCCTGGTGATAGACGATGTGGACAAAGCCAAGTGGACAGAATTTCGAGAGGAGATTTATTTCTCCATTGTTGATAGACGCGTTCAGTCTGGCAGACCTATGGCTATCTCAACAAACCGCCTCTCTGATTTGGCAAGCTTCGTAGGAGGTGCCGTCTGCTCACGATTGAAGATCGGCCAGATTGATGTAGAGATGGCAGGGTCCGACTACCGAGAGGAGCTGTAAATGATGACACGGGAAGAATTACTCAAATGGGCTGCTGAGCACAAATATCCTGCTCTGAGGTTTACTGGGCTAGAGAGTGTGAAATTGCATCCAGTCCAAGGCCGACCGGAAGTTGTACAGCCAATGAAATATGCCATTGGAATAGATGGATGCAAGGACAATAAGATGTTCTGGGAAGTGGCTATCCGTACGGGAAAAGACGACATGGTAAATGGTGTATTGGAGCATATCAAGTCTTTGAGTAAAGAGCAGCTAACAGATATGAAAAACCCTATAGCTGCTAGAGCACGCGCAAGGGGGATGAAATTAGTATGAGAGCGCAATTTGTAGGCAGGGATGCACGCCGTCCTGAGCTACGAACGTCGGCACATTATGTAGTGATGCTAGGGTATATCGACTGGCTGCTACCAGAAGCGATGGAGGGGGCAGGATGAATGAAGAATTATTTGAAGAAAGATGTTCATTGTGCTCAAGGATAGCAAAGAGAAGATGTGATAGGTGTGGAAGATGGCACTGCAAGAGCCACATCATGCTCTACAATCTGATGATACGGTTTGGGCCGTTGCATGAATATACAGATTATGCAAGAAGTATGTACCTATGCACAAGTTGCAATGAGAGTGTGAACACCCATAGGAGACTGCTTCAAACAATCATGAGAGAGGAGGCTGTATGAACATCTCCCCACACGGTCGCTACTGCCTCTGTCCCACCTGCCGATTTGCACTCGAGCGCTCAGCATTTGAGCCACAAGAGTTTGTGCGACGAGCTGAGAGGCATGAGTTGACCGAGGGACAGCGAAAGATTGTAGAGAAGGTAAAGCTAGAGAATTGGCAAGAATGGGCGAAAGGATAAGAAGTATGAATAAAACACTATGTGCTCATTATGTAGTTTTGTGCATGTATTGCAAAGTTGTGATGTGCGGTGATTGCTTGAAAGAATTTGGATCAGAGGAGGAAGTAGACGATAAGGATGAAATAGCAGTGTGCAGGGTGTGTAAGGATAAAGTGAAATTGAGAGTATGGAATGAATGGGCAAAAGGTGAATGAAGATGAAATGCAAACACAAGAATTTTACGCTGTATGAGCACACGGAGGTCAGTACATCATTCCATTTTGAGAACGGCAACCCACCAGAAGGTGGGATAGGATGGCATTCGGACCCAGCACCAACAGGAGAGATAAGTGTAACATGTAAAGACTGCGGTTTTAGCAAAAAATACATGCACTATACCCGCGCTCCCAAGTGGGTATGGGATGCCTGGGAAAGACTGATGGAAGAACAAGACAGAGACCTAGTGAGAAGAGTGGTGGCGAGATGATCCAAGAGCAACTATTCGACACGCCTGTCACAGTAGCAGGAAGCGCAAAGATTCCGCCGACGAACCCGCCGACGATTGCGCAGCCACTCGGGTCGTGCTGCAAACGCGGATGTAGTGAGCCTGCTACCCTCTTGAGCCCCGGAGGGAGCATCTATTGTGCTGAGCATGGTAAGTGTGGGCATTGGTACATCGATAGGCAGGCAAGATGCGGGATGAGTGTAGAGAAGTTTGTATGGTATGAGCGGCTAGGGATCTGGTGTTGTCCATGCCTTCTCAAATTCGAGATAGAATTCGAGAGCGTTGATGGTAGAGGTACAAATCCCTAGCCATTTACGAACGTGGTAGCCATGGCGGACGTGTAGCGCGTGAAATCGGATAAGTGGATAGTGTCGCCATTGCTCTCTCATATTGGTCTCTCATTGCGATTGAGAGGCATTCAACACTGAAAGGACTTTGACCATGATTGATCTCATAGAGAAAATTTGCAAACTGGCACAAGAAGCTGTAGATGAGGCATCACAGCATCAATCAGCTTTATTTAAGGCCGAAATATACGTCAGGGCTTTAGCAAATATTGTAAAGCTCTGCGATGAGCAGCTAGAGGACTTGGTGAATAGATGAGATTGTCATGAGTACCGGAATGGTTGACATTGGTTGGGATAGATGGTACTCTTTAGGGCATTAAGTGTAACCATATCTTTTCATCAAAGGAGAGAGTAACCCATGACTCAGAATGCAACAGTGACATCGGACCTTTTGACCGTTCGTGAGGTAGCGCAACAGTTGCGGTGTGACGATACTACAATCCGAAGGTGGGTTAAGGCAGGCGCGCTTGAAGCCGTTGTTTTGCCTCACCAGAATAAGCGTCAAGCATATCGCATTAAGCGTAGTACATTTGAGGCTATCTTGAATTCTACGGCGCTACCTGTTTAAAAATGGCAAGCAAATAGGAGGCTAATCGCTATTGATTAGCCTCCTATTTTTATGGCCTAAACTTGCTTCTGAAGCCGATTCATGGTACAATGTAGAGGTAACTAAATATGTGTTTGCCCCGGCGGTGCTGATACACCCCAGGGCGTGATAGCAAGGAGTGACCCAAGCTATGAATAACAGCATACCACAGCATGTCTACAAGAAAAAGTGCACGAAGTGCGATAACTGGCTCCCTTTTGATCGGTTCCCCGAAAAAAGAAACGCAAGAGATGGACTCGATAGCTGGTGTCGAGATTGTCGTAACAAGCAGAGAAGAGAAAATACAACTTCCGCAAAGTGGCGAAAAGGGAATCTTCGTAGAGTCGGCATGACCCCACTGCAATATGATCAGATGTTTGAAGAGCAGAATGGCGTGTGCAAGGTTTGCAAGCAACCTGAAACGCGCAAACGCCCTTGGTCAAAGAATGGAGAAATAAATCCCTTGGCAGTCGACCATGACCACAAAACAGGAGAAGTCCGTGCGCTCCTATGTAGCCACTGCAATACATCTCTAGGCAAGTTAGATGAAGATCCGGTACGTATTAGGGCTTTAGCAGACTACGCGGATTGGTGCCAGACGCGAGAACCGTCTAGGAAGATCATACAGCTCCCATTGATATAAGAAGTCAGGGCTATCAATTGTCGGTAGCCCTATTTTTGTGCTCATTTCGAGGGTTGACAAATATTGATGAGTCTGCTAGTATGTCCCTAGCAGTTTTTACTTTGGAATGCTGGATACGCTTGTTAGCAACAAGTACCTGGCCTTTCACGAAGCGGCTATCTATTAGTAGTGGATAGCCGCTTTTTGCTGTCCAGTTGCAGGAGAAATTGATGAATAGATTTACACCAATACTGGTATTTGTGCTTCTAATGGTACTGGGTGTCATTATATCGATATACATCCATTAGAGACGCATGACGGGTTTTTGCATCATGCCAGAAAGTCAACTTGAAACGCTTGACAATTCATCTTGAATGAAATATAATCCAAGTATACAAAGTGAAGTACAAATTTGAAAGTCTGGGAGTTGTAAAATGAGAAGTCTACCATTCGGCAAGAACAAGGGCAAAGCGCTTGAGAGATGCGAAGAGGGCTATGTCAAGTGGCTGGCAACACATAAAGCGGTGCTCAAGCCTTGCAACCAGCCGTATGCAGACGACGCCAAGCAACTCCTGGAAAAGAAAGAGGAGAAAAGCATGCATGTCGGGAAATTTCAAATTGAGGATGTCATAGAAGAGGGGAAGTCTCTCGAATTGAAGCAAGGATTTCTGTCCTTCTGCGTCAATGTTGATCCATCTCTTGTAGGGGTGGCAGCAAGTCTTGAGATTGGTCAGAAGGTCGAAATCGGCCTTTCTGATGCAAAAGAGCTGAAAGATCAAGTTGTCGTGCAAATCAAGATTGCATAGGAGATGAATTATGAAATTGAATGAAGTGCATTATCCGCATGAGTATTCTGTGTGTTTAGATGGTGAGGATGTGGGGATATTCAAGGATATGTGGGCTGCTAAAGCCGTGCAGCAAGCAATGCAGGATCTTGGCAGGGAGACGGTTGCCAAGGCACAAGCCAATGATGATGTATTTGTAGAGTGCCGTCTTGATCCTAGTGCGCAAGACGGTCTAGCCTACAGAAGAAATGAGTATGGCCTATGAGCAGAAGAATAGAAAATAATCCCAATTGGGGTGGCGCCCGTTCTGGGTCCGGTCCGAAGATCAAGGATCGGGTCAATCAGAAGTTGCAAGAGGCTGGTTGGAATTGGATGAATAGCACAAGCAAATATATTCCTGTGGGCCATCAGTATCCACAGGAACCAAGATACTGGATTGCTCCGTATGTCTCTCCTGATGATAATACAGTCGAAGAGAGACGAGCACAAAGTTTCAAGTTTCTCAAAGAGATTGAAGAGTTCTTGGATGAGAGAATATAGCCCCAAGCTGCTAGTCCACCATCTAGCAGCTCTCTTTTTGCCACAATAGAGATGCATGACGGGCATGGACGACTTTCTAGCGATGCCACATATTCACATTGAAAAGTGTTGACATTTAGTAAGATAAATCATATAATACTCATAGATCAAACAACGCAAACGAAGGAGCAAGCGAATGAAACAAGTTACTTTCTGGGACATCACCGATTTAGACCGCAATGAGGTCTACTACCACGCAGTCACAGGCAACGTGTTCGGCATGCTGCAAAATCAAGCTGAAGACGGCGAGATTGTTCTTTGGGGTCGAAACGCGGATGATGAGCATGAAAGAGGTGCTGGACAAATCTCATGTTCCTCATTTGACGGTCTTCAAATGAGTATCGACAATTTCCTGGATGAGGGTCAGGGACCCGATCCCCTAAAGGGGATGGGCTTGTAGAGATGGGGTGGTTTCTGCCCGTCTTCTCTCTAGCTTCACCTGACCAGACCCAGCCAGGGCTACTTCGGTAGCTATCGGGCTACGTTAGAGGCGAATACATAGGTACCATAGGATGCGATAGCCAGTCCGATGCTCTACGGTCAGTGGTTAAACAGGTTTACGAGGGTTAGTGCCAGTGCTGCTGACAAACAAACCGCTTTCTAACATCGTCAAGGCTACCATTACCTGGGAAACCAGAGGGGTTTGTCCGTATCCGACACAAAACGGTCCCCCGCAAGGGGCTATCTTATCGAACAGAAACAGCCTGCAGGCTGTTTCTTTCCTCCCAATCCCTTCAGGGATTGGGTCCCCAGAAGGACGAATTATGGAAGGTAAGCATCCTGGTGGACGGCCCTCCAAGGATCGCGTCAAACGATCCTTCACAATCGACAGGGAGACTGCTGAGTATATCGACAGTCTCCCTGAGGGACAGCGGAGCGATTTTGCCAACACTGCTCTAAGGGCAGAAATTAGGCGGCAGCAGACTTGCTCAATGTGCGACAATCCTGCTGAAGTCGAGTGCAAGACCGGCAAGTGTGAGCCAAGCAAGTGGTATTGCGGATTGCACTATGTCGAGACGCATATACCAGAGTAGTAAACGGGTTTAACGGGACTTCCCAGATTGGACCCAAACCCCCTTGACAGTTCTGTAAGATTTATCATATAATACTAGTGTAAGCAAGAGTTGTTCTTGCGAGTGAGAGCAATCTCAGAAAGAAAAATATTATGATGGAATTCTACGCTCCAAAAGGACAAAAGGAGCATAAGGAATTTCGAGAGTCTGGAGGAAGAATATATTCTCTTCCTCCAAAGTGGACAACAAAGGAGTGGAGTGAGTGGAAATGGGAAAAAAGAGAAATGGCAATAGAGGATGTTCCTCAAAATGCCATGTACGAAGGATATTGCAATCCGTGGAATCTCCCCATGGAAGAGGGGGACACAAATTATATGGGGAATGAGAGCCAAAGATATATCCGTCATCAGGGGAGAAATATCTCCCCAAGATTAGATGAGAAAGCCGTGCGATCCTCCGATCGGATCGGGCATCTATGGAATGCCCGATCCCTCTTCGCTCTCTGGGAAGCTGCCAGATAAGCAATACAATTCGGAAGAGAGCCTCTACGAGGCTCTCAGAACTATCCCTTGCGAGTTGTGGTTTTCTCCTGAAGAGTTAAAATTAGCACGCCTGATGTCAGGCAGTGCCCTAGCACAAGAAAGCGAGTTAGAGCAAATGGCAAATCAAAATATTCAGCATGATTTTGTAGAAGTAGAAGAGTCCAGGGAAGTGTCTTTCGAATGGGAAGATGGTCCCAATGCAAATGCAGAATTCCACAAATTGTATGTGTATTCTCCATTGGGAGAATTAATTGATCCTCGGATGGATCAAATTGCCTATCAAAAAAATGGGCAATGGTCCTACGGCACGCAGCGTGTGTTTGTCCCTGAAGGGTCCCTAATCTTTCAGGCAGATCAGAATACTTCTCGCTATCGGGAAATAAAAGTGTGGATTGCAGCGGCTGGGCGTCCACAGATTTTCTATCACGGCGGGCAATGGGGTATCTTCTCTACATGGCCATCGACTCCGAAGGGAGTATCAGAAGGTACGTGGAGAAAGATTCTGAGAGAGAGAGTCCATAAGGATGTAATTGCGGATTGGGAAAAGGGCATCTCTTCCATTTAGAAAAGTGTTTGGGGGAAGACTATTTTCCCCAGAAAGGACGTTCTATGAGCTGGCCTGAAGCATGGGCAAGCATGGGAAATACGACCCACTATGCCCCCGATGATCCTCGAAAGAGCATGGGGATTACATCTACATTTTGGGATATCCAGGAGAAAGGGGGATTACGACCTGAGGGAAAGGGTCGCATAGATGGGCCAGGGAAGCCTAGAAATCTCGCCTACGTCCTTGTAGAGCAAGAACCTACTGAAGGTGAGTATCTTGGCAGGATGAAAGTCGGGCGATCGTATCCGTCAGGCTCCTATAGTGAGACCTGCGGGCACGCCTACTTCAACGGCGTCTCTTGGCACAAAGATGCAAATTGGGACTCAACAGAGCCCATTGAATGGTTTGTGATTGTCGATCTTGATGTTCGCAATGAGCAGAAAGAGAGAATGCGTTTCCCAGGGCACAAGTGGTATAAAGATTAGTTGTAATGAGGACCTCGAGCCATGCGCGCCCGAGTCCTCAAGCTTCACAGCTCAATGTGTGGACTGTGAAGAGTTGGTATAGCATGAGGGCCTCGGTCCTCTAGTCGAGAAAGGACGAAAGATGGCAAAACGAATTGAGAGAGCAGTTGAAGATAGCGGTTTCCGACAAGTGGGAACCGCAAACGGAACGCAGATATTAGCGGTTCGTGATATTCATCATATCACGAATGATGAATATCGCACCTACCCGGAATATTATCAGGGGGTAGCGACTGTCAATGGGGAAGAACGTTACGTCCGCACAGGATCGGAGCATCCCCAAAATAAGCATGGGATGTTCTATACCAGCGACAAGGTGAGCGAGCGGGCTCCGTAGCCCACGCCACCACCACACACAACAATCAACCGGCTTCCACCACGGAGCCGGTTTTTTCATGCTCTCAACTGGCTCAATCCTAATGCAAGCTTCTCATGCCACTCTTCGATCTTTGCCTCATGCCCAACACAGGCGTGTTCTGCAGCCTCATCTCATCCGTTGGCATCTCACTCATCCGAATTGCCACAAGACTCGCCTCAGTGTCAATGTTGCGTATAGATGAGTCTATGAGTGCATCTATAGTGAAGTGCTCCTCTACGGGGTGATTCAGCTCTTTCAGGATAGCCACCGTCAGAATAGCAATCCTCTTTTTCCTCTGCTCAGGATGCTCTTGAGGATACCTCTGATCAACAGAGATAGCTGCAATAGACGTACTTGTCTTGAGAATGTTCAGCTTGCGTTCTGAGGATGCGAGAAACATTTTAGCACAAAAGAATAACAACACACCTAGGACAATATACGATAAACCAATGACAATTGACGGCAAAATAAGCGGATTGTCCATGTCTCCTCCTGACAAGCTCATGTATAGTAAATATATCTACCACAAGTATAGCTGATGAACTCATGCGTATCAATGCCTTTTTGTAGAGCCCTCTTTGAGGTACCCCTAAGATCCTTGTAAAAATGTGCATTAGCGCACGTTTGTTCTAAAAATGCCAACTTTCTGGTCAAAAAGATGTCGATCTGCTGATAGAGATTGCGGCCAAATCCCATTAGTTGCAGTGCATTAGACTGTTTTAGCATACTTTTCGTGCGTGCTGTCAAGGGCACAAACTTTGCCCAGAGACTTCTTGGGATATCTGCTAAGCTCACCAATATAACAAATTGCTTTACTGCACAAAATTGCACGGATCTTAGGGGTACCTCTCTTTGTGCTATACTTGTGCTGCAATTATCAATCTGTTGAGAAGAAAGCAAGGGAGAATAATGGATAACATACACGATATCGTAGATCATGTTGCGCAAGAGATAGAGAACGATAGAAGGCGCATCATGATTGAGAATTACATCAATCGAACCTCTGCACGTGTACAGGCAAGCACGGAAGTTGATCTTCACATGGCAACACCAGATGCTCAGGTTGCACGTGAGATAAAAGATTGGATGGAAGATAATAAGACAACTTTTGCTTATAAAGTAGCTGAAGCAGCTCGCATCATATTGAGGCAAGAGCTGCTGGGAGAGAAATAACTGAGAGAGGGACGTTCAATCCCTCTCTCTTTGTTGCTCAAAAAGTTATACAAGCTTATATACTGCTCAAATCCTTCTGCAATGACGCCCAATCTATCGCATTAGGTGCTTTTCCTCCGTTGATGAAATCTTGCGACAATATAGCATAAGACTCATCACAATACTTATCCCAAAATCCCCATGTCATCTTCAAAAGCTGTCCCCAGGTCACTACAGTCAAAAAGTGAGCGTCATAGGATACGACGGGTACGGCGTGTCCTCCCCATGATCCTGCTCGCGAGTTCGGTCCTCCGACCACTGACCAAATGGCCTGATTTTGCGCTGAGAGAGGCAAGGCAAGGCCGATATAGACGCCACCAAACAAATACACGCCTGCCTTCACATGGGCGTGATTTCGTGGCTCACAGGACACATAGGCATAGATCCTATCTCCTGCTATTCCCTGCTTTCTCCAGTAGTTCAGCACGTCGAGTTCGTATGCTCCATTGTCGTTGGCTCCGGTCGCGGGATCATAGCCGCTCACAGCAGAGTAGGCTGTGATGATAGCGCTATCAGTAGGCACAAGCTCAGTGCTGGCATTAGCCGACCATCCTTCAATCAGATGGCCTGCAGCGGCTATCGTGCAGTCACCTAGCGTATCGTTACCCATCATCCCCCAATTGCGTACTTTCCCACTCCAATCTTGCTGAGTGGGGATCTTAGGCAATTGACCTGTATTTAAGTAGTTAGCTAAATGTAAGGTACGTGGGTCGTGTTTTGGTTCAAGTTTTCCTAATCTCAAGAACTACCTCCCATTGGTGGCATAGCGTCTACTATCGATTTGACAGTAGGATGTGTCGGCTCTAGTGCTTGCGTCTGTGTTGCGCTATACTCTGCAAACTTGCGCAAGAAGAGTGAAATGACGCTTACCTTGTCACTGCTCGCAATAGCCGACTGAATTTGATTGATCAAGTTGAATGCGTCTGGCCTGAACTGCTCATTTTGATATTTCTGGATATCGAGCTGAGCAGCCCGTCTCTTTGCCAGTTGCACGAGCGCTTGATCAAAATTTGATGCGTTGAGAGGCCCTAGCGCCACAAGAGCGGCTTCAGCATCGGCTATGTCTTGCTGATCCTGCTGAAGGCTCATGAATTGCCACCTGATTGTGTTGCTGGCATGCCTAATGGCCTAATAGCCATGTTTGGATCAACAGATTGAGCCATGGGAGCAGGCACTACAGTAACAGGTGTGGCTTTGTCCAGAGCGTTGACAGCAGCCTCTATGAACGAGCTGAGCACGTCGCTCGGTGGAAGTGGCAGGTTAAACGCCTTGAAAAAGCCTGTGATCGTGTTCATAGCCATCTGCTTTTTCTCAGCATCCGTTTTGTTTGCTCCAAATTGCTCAGCCTCCGCCACTGCTACGTCTGCCCACTGGCTGATGTACGTTCTCTGCTGAGCAGGAATGTGCAAGACGACAATGTGGAAAATGTAGCCCACGATTGCAACGACGATGATCGCGATTTGTGGCGCAAGTTGTACGATAAGTGCGTTCATGTGGTTTCTTCCTCTTTCTTGTAAAAACCAACTCTTTCAAGTACAATCTTCCAATACATACTTGATTGAGCTGTACTAAAAACAACGTGTGAAATGCCTATGAGAGAGAATAGGCGTGCGAACATCATGCTGAATGCTTGCTTGAATGCTACAAGCATGATCCACGCACCAACGAATGATACAAGGAACATACATATAACAATCACAGCAGCCTTGTATTTTGTGTTGGTATAGAATTGCGGTAAAGCAATACCAAACAAGCAGAAAATGATAGGGATAATATCAACAATGGAAAGCGTAAGCACGCTTACCTCCTTACTTTGGCATAAAATGCTGAGCGACATTTAAGAGCAGAGTACCGCCTATGACGCCTGCTACCCATTTGAGAATGGTCATAGACTGCCCGATGGTTGCGAGCGTTTTTGCTAGTTCAACCTCCTTTGTCGCATCATTCTCGCTTTTCTTCTTTAATGCCTCTTCTTGAATGTCAGCACGACGGATTTGCACTTTGAGCATTTCTTCTATCCTTATTTGCTGCTCTACAAGCTTATCAAGGATCTGTTCATGTTTGTCCACACGCGGATCTCTTCCATACTGATCTGTCATACAAACCCTAATTGACGGTAGCGAGCTTTACAACAAGGTCTACGTCATCACGAATACGTTGACCAATAGTGGTAATTTGTTCTAAATTGGCTACCACTGGCAGATTTTTGAGATTGTCTACCTGTGCCTGTAGAATGGCGACTCGAGGGTCTTGGCCTAGGCCGCTATCGATATGGAGCAAGTAGACACGGCCTGATCCTGGCGGATTGTCGGTTAATTTGTTGGGATCGAATGCAAGCACACCACGTTCAAAACGCTGATAAACACTCCCCGGCTTGCTGAGAATGGGCGTTTCTGCCGATAAAGGCAATCCGAGATGGGTAAGCCCGCATAGCGCGTTACCTCCAAAGGATTGATAGAAAGCCAAGATTTCACCATGCAGAGTGAATTTCGTATCTTTGCATGTCCACTGGTTAGCATCTCCGGTAAAGTGTGATGCAACAGTAGCGTTTGTTAAATCAATTGACACGGGTATGTCCTCCTGTGGTGGTGGTATGCTTGCCCCTAGGTAGATATTGCAGTCAACTACTCCTGGAATTCCAGGGACGTTTGTAGCGCGATCTGTATACTGCACGCACTCATATGTTATCCAAGGCTTTGGTACAGGTGGCCTCTCGTCTGGCGTAAATTGCCAGTCGGCCAGCCAGAGCGGGTACTGTGCGAGCCGTACATCCTGCAATCTCTCTCGAATGTAAGCTGTGCTGGCATAGAGGCATGGAAGCTTCCTGTAATTGGCTTCCTGTACCACAAGCCACTCATATGCCCACTCTGCTGTTGCTTGTGGTACGTTCTCCTCAAAATCCAGGACGAGCAGATCTTGCGGTCTAATACTACCAACAATGTTAAATTGTGAATTAGCCTCGCTAGACGGGCTATTCAAACTTGGATAACTGTAGTGATAGAAAATGATTTGATCAATTCCTGCTGACAATGCTCCTGCTCGATATTGAGCAAAATGGACATCTTTATACCCGACTCCATAGCTTGATCGAATGGCAACACGGCTAATACCGTCACCTTGTGCTGACCAAGCTTTGTATGCCTGCCAATCGAGATTTTGCGGTTGAAACTGCGAAACGTCTACGAACTGCGCAACCATTGTCACCTCCTTATTGTGTGTCATTCTATACCAACGTGTGCGTCTACTCAACTAGCCTATACCCCCACTGGTAAGGGTAGGATAACTAACACGATAGGCATCCCGTTCCCGTCGTCTACATGGACGTTGCGCCCTGAAATTGCTATATTGATCCACATATACCATGATCCCGCTACAGCAACATCAGAAGCTTGATATGCATAAGATGCTTTACCATTGTCCAAAGGATCGATAGTCCATGTTCCACTGCACGTCTGAATGGTTGCAGGATTGTCTACATTCTGCATGTGCATGGTGATAGTAGCACCAAGTATAGATTTAAATCCATTTGCTTGTGCAACATAGATAACAAATGGATTTCCCGTGTCGAACTGATATATAGGTGAGTAGTCATTTATAGGTATAATCGTTGTCATATCTTACACCTCATGTACTGTAACATTTCCTTCTCTAGCGTGTACTTCTACATTTCCATCTCTAGCATTGACTTTTACATTGCCACCTCGTGCGTACACCACAACGTTTGCATCTGGAAAGATGATTGCAGCCCCGCTGAGATTGGGAATAAGCACACCGTATGCTGCCATCGTGATCGAGAGTGCAATCCTGATCGAGAGCGTGCCGTTGAGCGTCCCTACTCCAGCGAGCACAATAGCTAGGGGAGCCGATGCGTTCATGCTGCCTGATAGCGTGCCTGTTCCTACCAAGTTGAGCGCAAGGCTCGTATTTGCTGAGAGTGTAGGGTTGAGCGTGCCCATCCCAGCCAACGTTGTGCCAAGTGCTGTACTGAGTATGACTGCTCCTGTAAGCGTCCCTATACCCACAAGGCTAGTAGATAGCGGTGTATTGGCTGTCAGAGTGCCTGTTAGCGTTCCCTGTCCTGTTAGCGTGCTAGCCAGCGCCGTGTTAGCTGAGAGCGTGCCGTTGAGCGTCCCGACGCCTGCAATGGTACCGACTAGTGCGACATTTGAGCTTGAAGAGAGCGTGCCGTTGAGCGTCCCGACGCCTGCAAATGTGCTAATTAGTGCTGTATTAGCCGATATCGTGCCGTTAAGTGTGCCTATTCCCGCTTCTGTGACTGAAAGTGACGTAGTAAGTGAAGTTGTACCTGTTAGCGTGCCTATACCTGCTAATGTGGCAGATAAAGGCGTCGATGCTGAGAGTACAGGAGTAAGTGTCCCTACTCCATCAAATTCTTCAGCTAATACAGCATTAGCTGATAATGTGCCTACTAAAGTCCCGATGCCTGAAAGAGTGGATGAAAGAGCCGTGTTGAGTGATAGGGTCCCTGCTAGTGTGCCTATTCCATCTAATGACGTTGAGAGAGCGGTATTAGCCGATACAATACCTAATAGTAGGCTTATTCCATCTAAAGATACAGATAGTGCCGTATTAGCCGACAAAACAGGCGCAAGAGTACCCGAGCCTGCTAGCGTGCAGGAAAGTGACGTAGTGGCTCCATATGGAACCGCACCTCCGAATGCTCTTGGCTTGTATAATACTGTCATTTACGCCTCAGCTTTACAGGAATACATGATAATTAAATCCATAGATGGTATTTCCTTGACTTGCTGATGGAGCAGTTACACAGGAAACAGTAAAGGTTGTCGTTGTACTTGTCACGTAAAAGTTAAGTGCTGCTGATGCTGAATTGATAGGTGTAACCGTAACCTTTGGAGCAGTTCCGTACGCTACAGCAAAAGTTAGTACAACCATAGCGCCCGCCGCTGGTGATGTCCCTGTGCCAAAGGTGATATTTCCTGCCACGTCTGTGCAGTTGTTGCGAACAGGGACAGGAGGACTGCTTCCTGCATTTGCGCCCGCCGCCGCCGTTGGAAGTCTTGTACTAATACAACCAATATGGCCTAGGGTAGCTAGGTCACCTCCTACAACATCTACATCACTAACATAAGTAACTCCTGTTGCTACGTTTTTGAAATCATTTTGAACAAAGTACGCTTTCCATAATGATGAACTGTTTGTTTGAAGCAAATAGCCAATTGATCCGCTTTGATTTCCTCCGTTGACTGTATTTCCATGAATTATAGCTACCGCACTCAACGAACTTGATCCCTGCCCGTTAATGTTTATCCCATAATAAGGACCTGCTGCAACACCGTTCTCAAATCCAATATGGTTTCCTATGCACGATGATCCTCTTCCGTCCAGGATATTCATGACAATACCAGAAATACCAGAAGAAGAACCTGATCCAAACTCATCGACATAATTTCCTGTTACACGTGTTGCATAGCACTGGTCGAATTTGAACGCATCACGCACCGTACCATATACGTGATTTCCTTGTACGAGCCAGCCAGACGAGCATTGAAAATCAATACCTCTATCACCTGCATTCTGCACAATACAATCTTCAAGAAATCCATCCGTGCAGGAATTAAGAGGAGTCCCATTGTCTTGAATAAAAATACCTCTTCCACCAGAATTACGCACTTGCACTCTTATTATTTTTGCTTCATTGCAAGTATTTGTGATATGAATATTATTTTGTGTCTGAGCAGAAAGCATAAGCCCGACACCTGATACACCCGTGATCAAAATTTGCTCAATAATAGACCAGAAATTCATCACTACGAGACCATGGCCATTTGATCCGGTCATGGTTCCGTTGCCGCTCAATTGTAAGTCAGAAATTTCAACCGGATAATCTGCTACCGTGTTGTTGTTGTACCAACCGTAAGAAGCTAGAATAGGAGTCGATAATCCTGGAGCCGCCTGTATCGTCGTTCCACCTGAGCTTGAGCCAGCTCCAAATATTTTCGTATTCCCATAGAACAATAAGGTTTTCGAGACCAAATATGTCCCAAACGGGATATAAAGAGTATTGCCTGGCAAGGGGGAATACGGGGTAGGTGGTGCTACTGCATTCAAGGCATTCTGTAGGGCCGTTGTATCATCATGGATACCATCTCCAACTGTGCCAAAATCCCTAGCATTAATCAAAAATGCCTTGGTATTGCTGACAATTGTGGATGTAGCCTGATTAGGCAAGAATAAAGGCATTTTATGATACCTCCGTTATCTGGGCAGCCCCGTTGACAGCACTCCACCACCCATAGATGGGTAGAGGGACAATTGGCAATGGCATCTCCCAAAGTGCCCCTGGCGGGATTTGCGTTACATATAGTGTTTTCGTTGTAACAATGCCATATGCTATGAATATTGTAGCTGGTGATGTACTTAGTGGATTAGACGCATTGAACACACTAACACCTTTTCGTGCTCCGTTTGCTACAAGAAGTTGTATTGGATTTAAAGACGCGTTCACGGATGTCATGGGAGCATTTGAGGCAGGGGCATACTTAAATGTCCCCTCTACGGGTAGTACAATTGTTCTAAAAGTCGCGCTACACATAGCCCACGCGCTAGAAAGTGACAAATTTGCTTGGGGTGTCACCGTTACCACGGTTGAGAGCTGCCTTACTTGAGAGTCAAATGCCCCAAGGTTTCCACCCCAAGGAAAGATTGTCCCATCGTTGGCAGACCAGTCACTGGCAGGTGTGATAGTTGTGACTCCTCCCACTGCGAGAGCTGTAAAGGCTATGGAATTGGGGACGGATGGTGTGATCGATGTAGCCGTCGCCAGTGTTGAGCCTGCGCTATTCCCCACATCAACCTGATCAAGTGCATCCAAGGAAGCAATCAATCCCCAGGCCTCATAGATCTTCATGGAGATGCCAGTAGGTACAGCAGTGGGACCTGTGATGTTGACCGTGATCGTGTTCGATCCTAGCTTTATGCCACTTGCAAAAAAGATAGCAGATTCAAGTGTGCTTCCTTGTGGTTGAAATGCAACTTTAGTGTATGTATTGCCTTTCGTGTCCGTTATTTGGAAGCTAGTAACCGCATCCTCCATATCGCCCGCGCCGAGGCAGACGACAATGGAATTCCCGCCCGTGTTGGGATTTTGAAAGGAGCAAGATAAGCTTTTTGCTCCTGCTCCAGTCTGTGCAGTCTTCCACTGTACAACTCTAGGCTGTATGAAAGACATGACGGGAGCCGTTGACGGGTTCCCAAATGCGTCAACATAGGCCCCGTCCGCGCCTTGCATGGCAGGAAACGTATTATTTTGTGGTGAGTACTCCGAGCTTATCGGGACTGTTGCCCCATCCGTTGGTTGCGTTCCAGTAAAATTGCCGCTCATGGCCTACTCCTCTGTAAGTTCCACACCAATCGACATGGAAGCGCCCGCTGCTAGTGACACTGAGTTCAGGTTGATTGCGAGCGTGTCAGCAACGCCTCTCAGCACAATCCCCTTGCCTGGACGGTTGCCAAAATCCCAGAAAACCCTATCAGGGAGTGGGAAGTCTGTAGCAGTGGAAGTTGCGAGCGTGGGCATGAGCTTTGTCGCTCGCAGCGCAACACCAATAATCGTACCAAGTGCTCCTGGATTGGCTGTGTAGCTGGTCACGACTGACGTAGCTGGAGGGTCAAGATTGTCGTGTGGAATAAGTGCTGTAGTCGTTGATGTACCGCCTGTGTCCGCTGTCGAACGTCTCAAGAGCAGGACATCAATAGCCGCGCCTGTAGCTGCTGTAGACGTGACGACAATCTCAATACGCAATATACGGATGATCTTTGAAGCTGATCCGATGATCGTAAAAACATCAGTAGGTGTTGCAGCAGGCACAAGACCTTGCTTGGCTGCGCTATAGGTTGGTTTGCCACCATCTAGCACGCTATTTGCTACCGGAACAGGCGCTATAGGGTTGGATGTTTGAGCTACATAGGTTGCGCCCGACGCGCCCGCACTATCAGTGTATGAAGTTACCCCAGCGGCGAGCGTTGCCAGCAAGGCGCCATTTTTGAGCACGCGATAGGCCGACGCGCCTGGTATGGCTACCCAACTTATCGTATTGTTGGCAGTGGCTGCGTTGTTTGCTCCCGTCACAAACGAGGGACTTGGAGCACCATCAGCACCTGCCTCGTTTACAGCGACAATATTATAGGTGATAGCCGCGCCCGCGCCCGTTGCATTCTGTACAACGGTGGGGGCTGCCATCGTTTGCAGCACATCTGCTGTTCCTGGTGTTAAAGGCATGATTTCCTCCTTATAAGCTGTAAATCAGTCTTGAGTGATGACAAGAGCAGAAGCGGCAAAACTAGCTACCACCCCGGTGTTGATTGTCTGCGAAGTGATGCTATTCCAGTATAATAGGTTTCCTGACGTTGATGCATCGTAGATACCTATACCTATCACAGCGCCCCAATTGGCTGTGGGCGTGGCAAATGTCACCGTGCCGCTATTGCTTATCTGGTGTGGGCTTGTACCTGATCCACTAATAGCCGAATAGCCGCTTGACGCTGTGATGCTAGCTCTCGCATAGCTACCACCGGATACCTCAACGGCACCAGTCCCGTCATCTGCCGTTGGGTTGGTAGTGAATAATGCTACATAATGCGTAGTAGGTGGGGTACTTCCATTAAAGGCCGTACCTGTAAGTGATGCGTTTTTGAGCCATTTGAGAACCGAGTCCTCAAGATATGCTGACATGCCTGCCATTTACTTTTCCTCCTTGTTGATAAAGATCCAAGCGTACACTTCACTCCCCCTGTATCGAAACCGCGAATAATGCGCCCGGGCTTGCTGAGCCACCAATGACCCACCTCACACGTCCGCTCGATCCAATTTCCTCAGTAGTCGTGCAGCCCGGGCCAATTGACCGCTTAATCACAACCGGAGTTGTACTAGCTGTACTCACTGAAATAGCGGTACTATCATACATGTTGAAATAAGTCACTCCATCGGCTCCCAGACGATCTACAAGGATTTGAAGTGTAGGTGATGTCCCTTGCTGATTAGTAGCAATAACGTCTACTGCAATCGTTGACGCATTCCCCCATGAAATGTTGCCTGTATCGCTATTTGACGTTTTCATGGCTGCTGCTTGATTGAGTAGAACTACCTTACTCATGCATGTTTCTCCTTATAGAGTGTCATTTAATGCTGCTTCCCATTCGGATAAGGACGGGCCGCTAACTGCAGTTATATCGAACCTGTAACACTGCGACTGCGAACCTGAATCAGTGATGGATGCTTGTGTGCGTGTACTTTTCGTGATAAGCATGGCCGCGTCGTTGAGTTTGAGCACAGGATGCAACACGGTAAGATATTGACCGACTGCGAGCCCCGTTCGCTCCGTTTTGAACCGTAGTATTTGCCCTATCACGCCGAGCTGCTGCAATCTGGAATCGCCTAGAGCATTAGCTCCTGGCACGTCTAGATTCATGCTGCTCACATCTTCCACAGCTTCTACTATCCCGATGCCAGCGAGCCCTGGGTCTACACGTCCCTGAATTGAGATTGAGAAGGTTTTCGTTGGGCTAGACGAGCCTCCAATAGTCCACCGAGCCCTCACAGTCGTGCCTAAGACCTCGGTCACCGTGCATTTAGGGCCTATCGTGGTGGAGACCGCTTGAAGGGCAGATATCACCCCGCTGTCATAGATTTGGACATAGCTCCCATCGGTAGCTTTCCTGTCAATGAAAAATCTGACTGTGGGACTTGTGCCGCTCTGCGCTGTGATGTTGGCATCAAATGCGATCCTCTTGACCAGACTCACGTCTAGATCATCGCTATTCCCGCTCGCATTGATGACTGCACTAACTTGGTTGAGCACAGTTTGTACAGGGATAGATAAACCTGATTGGTCTAGGTAGTCCTTCTGTGAAGTTGTGCCTGCAAATTGACCAGTGTTGTCCCGCGTAACGGTGGTGGTCGTCTGGCCGACATAGGAGACAATGAGCTGGTCAAAGTCCTTCTGCAGCACATCGCCACTTGCGTCTTGAGTGATCCCGCTATCCCCCACTGCATAGTAAAAGTCCGCTCCCGCTGTCCCTTTCAATCCAAATGTCTTACTTTGCCCATTCAAGGCCATGGAAGTCATTGAAACAACAGGTAAGCCTAGAGTGAATGTTGTGTCGGTTCCATTCCCTGTAAGCGTCTCTGAAGACACGATAGTGGATTGTACATTGATGAGTGTCTGTCTATTCCTATAAGCGTCTGCGCTATCCTCTAGCTGCAATCCCTCGTCGAGAATGTCAGGCGGGTTGCTAGAGGAAAGGGCCCATGGTGAGGGAACCGCTGTCCTGGGAAGGAAGATGAAAGAGCCGTCTTGTTTCACATTCCAGTAGTAGTTAGAGCGTTTTGCAAGATCTTTAATATTGTCCGTTTTGTATGTGTTGCGATAATCTGCAAGAGGGACGAGGCTTCCCATACCGATATTCGGATTGGTGACGAGCGTGGTTGTATTGGTGATTTGTGGTGTGACAGTCGGGACCGTGCTCGTCAAAGTTTCCTTGACGTAGACCAGTTTTCCTGTAAGATTGTCCCCTTGTGGCTGTATCCTGAGCAGATGGAAACTTCCACCATTGATACCCGTTCCTGAGACATGCATCAAACCAACTTTGCCAGGACCAGCGAGCGCCGCGTCCGTCGTATTGATAAGCCGCGTCCCATCCATCCACACTTGAATAGATGTCCCCACCATCAGCACTCTATATCTTTTTTGTTGTCCTCTTGTAAAGCTGATAGCGACATTTGAGCCTATTTGAGTTGTGACGTTACTCACAATTTTGAATAATTTGAGAATATTCGTTGTTCCTGTATCAGAAGAGGCATCGAAGACAAGTAGCTCATAGAAGTTGCTCGCATCCTGCCACCTCCATACGAGCCCGTCCTGGTTGAGCGCGTCCGCATCCATCACTACATCTACATCTTTGACCGATATCGTAGAGTTGAGCAGCACAGTAGCAAATCCGCTGTTCACAGTGACCCGCGAGTTGATCGTATCGAAGTTCCACACACCAACATTCCCACCTGCTTGGAAGGTCATGATATACGAGCCGCTTGTATTGAGATTGAAGCTGTCAATGGTGGGCGCAGGCTGTTGCGTGATGCCATTAATCGCCCCGCCGTTCGCAATGCTGGTATAACTCACACCATCCAAGCTCGTAGCCACTGCTACGCTTGTACCTACTGGTGTAAGGGCGTTCCATGCGACGATTGTGGATCCACACACACCAACATTTGTCAGTAGCAGTGCTTTGTGGATCCGCGTCCCTGAGCTAGAGAAGCCTCCCAAGACTCGCGCTACTAAGCTTTGAAGTTGTGGCATGGCACTAGCACTTGCTGTTGTGAGCGTGACTCTGAGCTGAAAAGAGATACCGCTGAGTGACTGTCCTGGGGTAAAATTGGTGCTGACAGGCCCACCATTCGTGCACGTCTGAAAACTACTGCCACCATTGATAGTGCTCTCGACCAGCAGGCTCGTGTTCTGTCCGTTGATACTCTCATCTTGCCAGCTAATCACGCTGTTGAGATAGGTCCCGAGACTTGTGAGCGATGTGGATGGATTGAGGAACGTCCCGCTCATCCCGACTACAGTTATGCCAAAATTGTTGAACTGTCCTTGATACCCTTGCGACACGTTTGCATTAGAAGCACGAAATGAAATACGTCCTGCTGATAAATACGTGCTATCAGTTGCATTGATTAAGACGGTATCATCTACCCATACTTGATGATTAGACCCGTTAAATATGATGGTGACGTGATGCCAAGACGCGCTAGCTATTCCACTGGCAGCAGTAGCTACCTGTGTTCTTGTCCCGTTCGATGAGGCGCTACTATTCGATCCTCTTTGCAGGGATACCGTGTTGAGTGCAAATTGGACAGCATAGGCATAGTTTGCATCATAGTTACTGTCATTCGTTCTTCGATATTCAATTGATGCAAAAGCATCTGTCCTATCAAAGTAGACATCACAATCTATCCTACCGTCTCCCCACGTGCCTACAAAATCGGCTCTTGCGTGTCCTTCCATGGATGTGCCTATCTCAATCCAGAGCGTGCCAAGGTTGCAGTGCAGTCTGACAGTCGTTGGCCCCGGGCCTGATGCTCCTGCTCCAAACAATGTCATACCCGAGAGATCGGCACCGTGCCAATTCCTGACGGCCTGGAAGAGCGTCAAGAGCACACCCGGTACCTGTGTATTCGTGAAAGTCATACCAACGTTGTTCCACTCTGCATTTGTGGTTCCCGACCATACCGCATCATTTTTTGAGGCTGTATACGAGGGCACAAGAGAGACGTGCATGCTTTTGAGGAAGGGCTTATCATCTGGGAGAGCTTTCTCTGATTGGAGAAATGTTTGTCTGAATTGGATAGACTTGCCTGCTACGTTGAGGCCAGCAGGCAGATTTGGCAGAGGAGCATCATTTGTACAAATAGTGTAACTGTTCCCACCGTCAATAGAATATTCAACCTGTACAGATGTATTTGTTGGCTCAGTTGCAATCCAAGATATAAACGTACTTTTGAGGATATTGACATGGCTCATGTTATATGATGAGCTGACCCGATTAGATGTAGAGCAATCGTACGTATTGACAAGTGTGCAGGAAACGCTAGAATAACCGCTATTGAACAACTTTCTAGGTGGATTTACACCAAATGTGCCGTTAAAGAATGAATTAATGACTGTACCGCTACTATTCACCTCATTGATATTCTTGAAGTACGCAACGTATTCCCCTTGCACATTCCCCTCTAGCACGACTGTAACGTATGCAATCGTTTTACCTGAGAAGTTGTCAAGCAGAAAGGTCCGACGCCACCAAGTGCCCTTTGCAAAGCCTCCAATATCATTATTTGGATGTGGATTTATGTTCTGAGAGTCACGGTACCTATAATCCTGTGTTGCATCTCGCAGTGTTGTGCCATCGGTGAACACGATGTCAACGCCCACTTGACCAGTCGGCGAGCCATCTGCTACCCACACGTCATAAGAAAGGTAGCGAGAGCCGACAACGACGATGCCACCGCCTTGGAATATCTGAATGTAGGTATACGCATTCCCGTCTTGTGTCAGGGACTCCGTGCCAACAAGCTTGATACTACTAGTGGCTGTAGGTGCGAGCGTGTTGCTAGAGGCTGTAGCGTTCGTGAGCGAGCCTGTGCTGAAATTTGAGGTTGTACTCTCGACAATATTGAGTGCTGAGCCAGCCGGAGCCAGTTCCAAATTCCCATCATCCACATTAGCGGACGCCACTGTCCCAGCAAGGTTACCCTCTTTAAAATTGGCCTGTGTCGTGTCTGTGTCGATGGCAAATGTTGCAAGAATGCCATTTGTCCACTGGTCTTTTATCTGGTCAACAGCTATCACACCAGCATATTGATTGACATACAGCTTATTTGATGTTTGCCCATCTAGCACTGCTATCTTATCAACACATGTAATCGTGTGGTACATGTCCGTACCCACGCCTGGGTCACGCACAATATCGGTTATGTTGCCATCGAATAGCAAAGACTCTAATGTGTCTGATACCGTTATCCTTTGCCCTTTCTTGAAGAGGAAAGAGGCCGATGGATCATGTACGATGAAGGTAAGTTGTGATCGCTGTTCAATCTGGTCTTGGAGGCTGTATGAGCCCTCCCAGACGTTGTACACGCCTCCTGCTATGGTGATAGTTAATGTTGTCGCACTCATAAATTAGCCCTCAGTGGCCCCTTAGTGCGAGCTGATTTGATTATGCGAGGCCCTACATTGTTGGTCATCATCTGGCCGTCGATAATGTTGTAGTTGTGGACATGAATTGGTTGCTGAATGCCCGATCCTGTAGAGGCAAGCCCTGCTCCATTCAATATATTTGCTGATTGGGACGGGCTGTATACATTCGATCCCTTCGGCAAGTAGGTAAGAATTTCGCCAGCATGCACATAGGCAAATCCACCTCCGAAGTTTTCGATACCTGATGCAAAGCTTGCAACCGCGCCGCCTCCTGTAGATGGAGCAGCTACAGGCTGACCGCTGCTGTTTATCTGCTGTCCACTACCAATCCCTATCATGTGTAAAAAATCTGATGCTGCATTTGTTAAAGCTGCATCAAATTTATTCACCCAGTCAATGGCCACTGAAAGCCAGTAAATAATCGTGCCTAATGCATCAATTCCCATACTTATGTTTTTTACAAACATATTCAATACATCACCGCAAACATCAATGGCTTGCTTCAATCCGTCGAATTTGCCTCCTGCGTCCACTCCCGCGGTATAGGCAAGCAGAGCAATAGCAGGTGTGAGTATAGGAGAGATGACATCCCACAGTTTCTTTAGAGAGTCCATCAAATGGCCCGTGCTCGTCTTCAAGCTATCAAAATTGCCACTCACTTTCGTTACTACATCCCATAATGACTGATATACAGGTACGATATGATCATTAATCCACTGCCACATCATTTTTAGAACTGGTATCACTTGCGTATCGATAAATGTCTTAAAGTCGCTTATTTTATCTTGCACATTTTTTATCTTGTCTCCCCAATTGCTAAAGGCAGACACGATTTGAGTTTGAACAAATGACCATAACTCTATGAGCTTGGGCATAACTTTTGTCGTGATAAAGCTCCAAAGATCCGATAGTTTGTCGATGACCCACGTTTTGATAGTGGTCCCCCACGAAACGAGCACAGGCACTATCTGAGTTGTGATGAATGACCAAAGATCGGACAAACTGGGCATAACTTTTGTCTGAATAAATGACCAGAGATCGGACAGTTTACCAATAACCCATACCTTGATGTTGTTCCCCCATACCTGTAGTGTAGGAACAATCTTTTTCTGTACAAAATCCCAAAATTCAGACAACTTGGGTAGAACTTGAGACGTTATAAACGTTTTAAGGTCATTAAACTTTTCAATGACGTAGACCTGTATACTGTGTCCCCATGACTCTAGGATAGGTACAATCTTCGTTTGAATGTATCCCCAGAATGTAGAGATGGCAGGCATAACGTTCTTCTCAATAAATGCTTTTAAGTCATTAAACTTGTCTATAACGTATACTTGTATGTTATGTCCCCAAACGATTAATATAGGCACAATCTTTGTCGTAACATAACTCCAAAACTCTACGAGTTTGGGCATAACGTTTTTATCCATAAATGCTTTTAGATCATTGAATTTGTCGATAACATAGACCTGGAGAGCATGACCCCAAGCCGTCAGTACTGGCATAGCGATGTTTGAGAACCAATTTCCGAAGGTGTCGAGGGCAGGCATGATCCGGTCAATCACGAAGCTTTCCAGATTACTGAGGATTGGGATAAGAAAATTCCCGATATTTTCCTTGACTTCCTCAAACCGATTTTTCAGGATCTCCCACTTACCAGCCAGTGTTGTTGTGGCATCCGCACTTCCACCAAATTCCCTGTTCAGTTCTTTCAAAATGACAGATTGCGCCCCGGCCATGTCCCCTGCATCCTGCATGGCCTTGATTTGCTTTTTCTGCTCATCCGTAAAGACGACGCCCACACGTGTCAGGGCTGTGATACCCTTCTCAGGATCGTTGAGAGCCTTACCCATCTGGATAGCCGAACTCTTCACATCTTGGCCCATGGCCTTAGACATATCGAGCATGGTCTTGGTAGCCTGTGGGAAGGTCTTTGAGCCAATGTTGGTAAAAGTGAGAAGGAGATTTTCGCCTTCTTGTGCTGCATCACGTGAGTAAAATGTGGAATGAGAGAGTGAGGTAGCGAGGTCGGCAACCGCCTGTGCTGACATGCCAGCAGCGCCTTGTGTGCTCTTCAATACGTCATTTGTCTGTTTGAGGATTTCTTGATAGGCTTCAGCAGGTCCGATCACAGCAGCGACTGCCCCCGAAACCATCTGTACGCCCATTTGTACACCCATGAGCGCAAAGCCAACCTTGGAGCCAAAGTCTAGAATGCCGCCTGCTGCATTCTTGAATCCAGAGAGGAAACCGCCAGAGGACTCCTTTGCCGTTGCTTCAGTCGTCACCATCTTGTCAGAAACCATGGTCATCTCGTCCGAGACACCATTGAAGCTAGAAACAAACTCACCAGCAGAAGAAACGGCCTTACTAGCAAAATCACTCATCCACGTGATAGCGGATTGCATGCCCTCCCCAACATTCGCCATCGCGCCTTTTACGATGTCCATGGCACTTGACGTGCTGATAGCCGCGTCTGCATTCTCTTTGAGCGCGACATTAAGGCGGTCGGACTCCGTATTGACTTTTTGCATTGCGACATATACAGCATTTTCTGCTACATTCACCTTTTCAGCAGATAAAGCGGCTTTTGCTTGAGCTAGCACAATTTGCTCAGCGGAAGCCGTCCCGCTTTGGATCAATTCGTTGGCTTTTTGCTGAGCAGAAGCATATTGTGATTCGGCTACTCCCAGTTTTGCGGCACTCTCAGCAGCTTTGGCTTGGAGAGTGGATAATTTGGAGATGTCGAGGCCAGCAGCATTAGCACGCGACGCAAGGTCCATCAGTCCACCTTGAGCATTATTTATCTGCTCAGACAGTTGCGACGCAATGGCGCCTTTAGACGCGTTTTGGAGCATATTCAAGCCAGCCTGAGCCAGTCTTGAATTAGCATCCATCGCTATCAGATCAGCTTTTGCTTGATCCGCTCCTGTCATCACAACCTTTGTTGCGAGCTGCGATACTGTAACGCTCAATTAGCCTCCATGTGCCTCTTTTTGCTTTCTTCCGCTTGCTTCTGCTCTCATAAACATTAATGCTCTTTGTCTCCAGAATAGCGGTTGTTTTATCAAATCCCAGGGAGCTACTCCTAGATACTTTGCAGCTTTAACAACTACATAATCAAAAGGGTATTCTCCCATCAGCCCGTCCGTTGCGAGAAAGCGCCCAAGCATTATTTCTTCTTCTTTATCTTGGGCTTCCCCACTTCCCCCGATTGGATTTCTCCCATGATGGCATCTAAAATGTATCCCTTGATGAGAGTAGGAACTTTTATCATGGTTTCTGGTGTAAGAGGTACAAAGGTTACCTCGTCGTCCTCAAGCATATCCCACGATTTGATGAAAGTGAGAAACACCTCGTTGTTCTCCCGAACGTACTCAGCAGTTCCACGATCTCCCTTTGTTTTTGCCTCGTTCCACCCCATGATCAACTCGTCTGTGATTTTGTTTGGGTAGTACTCAAGCTCGAGAAAGCTTCCATCATCGAACGTAAGTGTGAGCGGCGCTGCTTTCGCTGCAAGTTGGGATAGTTTGATTGGCATAATTCCGTCCTAAAGAGCTGTAATTAAATTGGTAAGTGTTACCTGATGGGAATGTCCCCAGCCGCTATCTTCGTAGATGTCGCAGTCCCACTCGATCATGTAGATCCCGTTGTCATCTCCCCACTCGCTAGGCTGTCCAATCTTCAGTGCCATGTCATGCCAGAAACGGTTGTAGGCTTGGGTTTGTGTGATCGTGATAGTCGGTGACGATCCACCTGTAAGGCCTGCGCCTGATGCGGTGATAGCGGTAGTGTCTGTTGCAAGCGCTCCGCTAAAGGTGAAAGTGTAGGGACCGCCCGCGCTACCTGTAACCGTACATCCCGTGCCGACAGTTGAAAGCAATTGAAAGGCAATATTGACTACTGATCCTATTGCGTTATAGGCAATACCTGCCGTTGTTTGTCCTTTGTATGTCAGTGTAAATGTGCCACCTGTAGGACCGCCTGTGATAGTTCCCGTCTGGTTATTATCGATAACAGCACCTTGTGCCTCAACCCGTACAAACCGCGTCGTGCCGTCTCGCATCGTATTGAGTAGGGCCATACCTACAGCGTCCGCTGCCACTGCAAACTTAAAGGTAGAGTTCGGGTTAAGGTCAACATGAGCACTGAAAGAGGGAAGAGAGCGATTAAGATACCATGCAGGACCATAGATAGTATCCATGTTAAATTCGGCTTTGAGCACCTTCAAAAGCTGAGTTGTGCCAAGAGCGCCGAATGTTGGATCAAGATAGAAATTGAAGTGCTGACCAGTGACAGGAGCGAGTGCAACAGCCGTTGGGCTGCCAGTCATGGCGATGCCATCGGTGACGATCTGAGCAAGGATATCACCAGAAATAGAGGCATCGGTCTGCCTATCGAGCTTATATCCGATCTTTCTGGTGAGGCCATACGCGAATTTGTGAGCACGAATCGCCGGGTCGCCTTGTTCAAATGAGAGGGTTTGAGGCTGCTTTGCTCCTGAGAGAGAGGCATCGATGATCCAATCCTTGGCAACGGCTGACGAACCATGAGCAACTGGTGTGGTTACTCCCAGCGCACCTGTAAATGGATACAGCATGCTATTGTAGTCCATGCTGCCAGTAAACGAGCCTTCTACCCATTCAGAAAGCAGTTGTTGTACACTAGGATATTTACGCCCTGTGCCTGCTGTCTTCTTAAAATTACCTTTAGGCCCGAATTTGTACAGGAGGTTATCGATACGCTTATTAGCAGGAACCGCCGTTCCTGGCGTTACTTCGACACCTACCTGATTTGTTACGCCAATAGTGGAAGGCTCAGGAGTAAAGCTCATATTTTTACCTTACCTTTGCTGTATGCGTACGCGATATAATCCGCCTAAATGCATGAATTGTGCACCTGATTTATCAACATCGATCAAAAGTAGTGGCGACTCCCTGTGGCAAGATCCGATGTACCCATTTGGGATGAAGACATTCTTCAAGCCTTGGTCACCTCCAAGATCGATGTCAATTTGGCTTGCCAAGTCCACTACCGACTGCGGATCATCTAGCTGTCCCACTGCTTTTACCTGATAAAGAGCGTCAACTGATGATCTTCTAGCATTTACATAAATCACATCAGTCCCGCTCTGAAAGCCGATAACCGTCCCTGGATACGTTGACCCGACTGGCATAGCTCCTACTCGAATGCCACCCGGTGAAAGACCAACAAGCACAGAGTCAGCTCTAAGCGTGGTAAGAAAGAAGGACAAACCTAAAGCTGCTTCTGCTACACTCATTTATCTTCCTGCATCTTCTAGCTTTTGAGCTACAATTTTCATGTTAATGTCAAAGTCGTCGCTCATCTGGTCTAGTCCTGGCTCCCAGAACGGTTTAGCAGACTGGTGAGTAGTCCCGTAATTGGGGAATTGCGCGTAGTCCACTGATACCGCTAGAATAGCCTCTGTTTCGTTCTCAGGTGTGATTTCAGGTAGCCCTCTATCAACAGTCTCGTAGCTGCTCCCGTCTGGTGTGCTTGCATAGACACTTTTGAGCATGTTACCCGTGTCTACTTGCCCATTCAGCACAATTTGAGCTTTGACGTGTATTTCTCCTGCTTTTGCTGTATTAGTGACAGCTTCTCTACATGCAGGTATCATAGCCTCAGCAACTTTTAGCCAATTGTTCCACTCATCAGGCATACATCACCTCTCCAGCCAAAACTTCGTCTACGACACTATAGGATTGTGTTGTCATCACAAGCGCCACGAGCATCTTTTGCCCTTCGATTGTAAGAACATCACCTATTTGCGGATTAGTGTTGAGCGGGAATGAAACATCCCATTTGGCAAGCGTCCCTAGGCGGTCTCCGTGATCTTGGATCAGGTATGGAGTAGGCAACATTTTCACCAGACAAACCGTCTCAATGACGACAATAGGAGTTCCTGCCTGCTGTCCGTAGGGGGCATCAGTCTTAGGAGTCCTCGTTATTGTGCAGTCCTTGTCCATTGCGAGATCTGTGACGATATCCGCAAAGGTCTGCATGTCGTCTGGTGTGAAAATTGGCATTTAGAACTCCGATAGGACGCTAGGCTCCTGGAAGTCGAGCGTCATAGTGCCGATTTGGAAGCCTTGCGAGCTGCCAACAAAGATGCCGTATTGTGTCAATTCCTCTGCTGCTTGCTCCATAAGAGCCGTCACCATTTTGAAAGCCTGTGACCTCGCAGCCTCTACAGCACCGCTACCTGCTTTCACATCGAACTTGATCGAGAGCAGAGTTGAGAACCGCTTCAGTGCGTAGTAGTTCAAGCACGCAATGTACTTGAGCACATTCGACTGGAGAACATCAGCAGTCGCTAGATCGCTTTCCTGATAGCCAAGTTGCCTCAAAGACATGTCAATAGCCGCTGAGTACGCATCTGTTATGTTTTGAGATGTGAACTTAGCATCTACCGTCAACTCTCTATATTGTTGTGTTAAAAGCGTAGTAGCAGCGGTTCTATCCACAATCAGTCCTTTTTGAGCTTGTTGCCTTTTTCGTCAATGGGCTCGCCGTTCGCGTTCACCCACTGACCACGTACCATGTACTTGCCACCTGGAATAGTCTCATCCATGCCCACCTTCACCTCAGTAGGATCGTCTTTCCTTCCAAAGGCTTGCTTGAGAGCGTCAACAAGCGTGCTGTGATCGCTTGTTGTTGGATGGCTACCGTATTCCCCTACAGGGAAACCAGCGGTGTCCTTTGGATCTCCCTCAGATGGGGGAGTAGTATTCTTGTCTGCCATGTCATCCCCCTAAATCAGTTGATAGTCGGTTGTGTGTAAGATGCGTTATTCGTTTGCAAACAAGCTGCAGCGACTCTGTTCCATACTCCGAAGCCGAACTCTCTTGCCATGGCCTTTGAGCGCAATGGATACTCTTCCAAGTCATAGAGCAACTGCAGATCGCTATTCTCGCCAGTGATCGAGCGTCTTACCAGCACTTTGTCACCCGTGCCGCTGTGTAGGAAAAGCACGTAGTTGGCTATAATCCAGGGTTTTACCCATACTTCTACGCCTTTATAGTCACCAATACAGCGATTTGTGACATTCCAGACATCCAACTCTGCAACAGTCTGCTGAGCAGTGATAGCGCCGATGACAGTGACAGGAAGCCTTGCTGTAAAGCCTGTGAAAGCTCTAACGGCCGTTTCCTGCGCAATGTTGATGAAGATCTGGATCTTGCCTGAAAGAAAGTGCTCATTGACGGTTGAGATCCCAGCGTCAAGATCTGCTGCAGCAAAGGAAGATGTGCCGAGGTAGTGCGTATGGGTAGCAGCATTGAAGCTTGTGCCGTCAGGAGCCAGCGGGATCGCACTCGAGTCCGCATTGATGAGAGCTTTGACTGGCAAGGTCAATTTCTTCGGATGCAACCTATCGATGAATGAGTAGTTGGTTGGGTAGAAGATGGCCCGTTTGAGATCTCGCTGTATCATCTTCACATCAGCATCCATAGCGGCTGTGGCCTGAGCAGCCAGCTCGTTAGCCATGGCAGACCGGAAGTACAGCCTCGTCCATTGCAAACCGATCCCATAATACTTACAGGGAAAGCCGACCGTCACACCTGCGGAAATCTTCTGAGCTTCTGGGCTACCGAACTCATCCAATTCTTCCATTGCCATGGTGTCAGGTCCGCCGTATGCCCTGATTTGATCGGTTGTTGGCTCTGAGAGATCATCTAGCATCTCAGTGATCTGCGCGTTGTGAGCCTGAAATGCCATCTCTATAGCGTCAAATGCTCTGTCTTCTCCAAATTGCGCTACCGTTGTGTTACGAGCAAACGCTAGCGTATCAAAGGAGGTATTTGTACCAAAACCCATGATCTAATCTCCTTTAGTACCTGCTCTGATACAGATAGATACGTGTTGCGTCTTCTACAAAGCCAATAGGAGCGGTTCCACCTGTGGTAGCTGCTGTATCGAGGCCGCCTGCTGCAGCGCCCAAAAAGACATCAGCACCGGGGGTTAGACCGCTGCCGTAGTTCATGGAGACATTGAAGATGAGGGAGACTGGCTCACCAACGTTGATGGTAGTTGCTGCGTAGCCTCTGACCTTGGCTGCAGCGTTTACCGCTGTACCGATGGCACGCCATATCAAGCCGTCTGACTTGACGTAACAGGCATCTCCAGCAGCCAAGGCTTCCCCTGCAATGAGTGCAGGTAGCTTTTGCGCACCAGGATCGAGGTTCATGGAAGCCAAGGAAGGATTGCCAACCTTGCTGATTGCTGCCATATGCTTGTATCATCCTTCCCCGCTTGTAAAGAGCGGTCAAAAAGATAAACACACTAAATTGTTACTACAGACCGTACATTCCGCTTTGCTTGCGCCTTAAACGGAAGTCGCTGACTTGTTGTTCGCGAGTCTGTTCAGAATTTTGTATTTGTTGTGGCCCTGGCTTGTTTCCAGGGAGACTTGCGCGTTGCTGAGCTTGCGCCTGAGTCGCATAGTTTGCAGCCAGGGGTGTGAACTTTCTAACCTGAGCAAAGCGATCTTCAATGGTAGCGTCTTCACCTAGCAGCAAATCCTTGATTTCTTTCGGCCAGTCCTTTATCTGGGCTTTAATCTGGTCTGCAAGAAGTCCTGAGAGTGCTGTGTAACGCTCTTGGACAGGTTCGAGTTCCTTCACACGTGCCGATGCTTGCTCTGCAAGTTGCTTGAATTCGCCTTGTTCCTTCAAACGTTGCTGCTCAGCGGCCTGTGCTGCCTCGTTTTGCTGTCTACGCTCCTCACGATATTGATGATTATCGGCAAGAAGCTTAGCTTTTGCTGCTTCAGACTCAGCATGCTTGGCTTGCGCCTCAGCGAGTTGACGTCGCAATTCTTCGTTCGAGGTATCCCTATTGCCTTGCAATTGAGGATTGGTCCCATGGACCGGAGG